AAAAAAGATAACTATGGCCCGTAAATTTAAAAAAGTAGCAAAAACCAAAAGAGGTGTCCCTAAGAAATACGTTAGGGGTGCTAAGAATCCATCCAAAGTAGAATCAGAGATAATAGAAACAAGGAAGCTCTACGCTGCTGGTAAACTCACACCAGCCATGATGGATAGGATATCTAAAGAGAGGAGTCAAAGTGCCAGCAAAAAAAAGAAGCGCACCAAAAAGAAAAAGCGCAGGTAGTTCAAAAGCTGCTGTAATCAATAAATACTCTAAAAGTTCAGGGATAGCGAAGTCTACCCTGTCCAAGGTGTACTCCAGAGGGTTGGGGGCTTATTATTCAAGTGGTTCGAGGCCCGGCACAAGCGCCCACGCTTGGGCTGCGGGACGTGTTCGTAGCTTTGCCACCGGTAAAGGTGGGGCACGTAAAGCAGATGCAGACCTTATACGTGGCCGTAAAAAGAAGACTACCCGTAAAAAGACCACGAGGAAAAGATGAGAAAGAAAGACCCACGATTAGCTAGAGCTGGTGTAAGTGGATTCAATAAACCTAAGCGAACACCAAACCATCCAAAGAAAAGTCATATCGTAGTTGCTAAAGAAGGCAATAAGATAAAGACCATTCGCTTTGGACAGCAGGGTGCAAAGACAGCAGGTAAGCCCAAGGCAGGGGAATCACGCAGAACAAAGATGAAGCGTAAGTCATTCAAGGCTAGACACAGAAAGAACATTGCAAAGGGTAAGATGTCCGCAGCCTATTGGGCAGATAAGGTCAAATGGTAAATGCCAAATAAAAAAGCCAAGGAAAGAAAGCGTAGAAGAAGAAAGCTAACACTTGAAAACAAACAAAGAAAAAGAGCAGCCTACAAAGCAAGAAAAGCAGCCCGAGACGTTTAATATCATACCGGGCCCGTCTGAGATGGCGGAAAAAGATGAGGTACTCGCAAAGGCATACAATGACCTACTGTTCTTTGGTAGGGCTTTCTTGCCAAACGACTTTTTAAACAAGAGTGCATCCCCACCCTGTCACTACGAAATATCTAATAGACTAATATCCACCAAACCCGGAGAGCGTCTTTGTATCATACTTCCTAGAGGTTTTGGTAAATCCATACTGTCAAAGACAGCAATCTTACACAAACTGTGTTTTTCTGGTACCGATAAGCAGAACTTTATTGCTTGGGTCTCAGAAGAACAGGGACAATCCATTGACCACCTTAAATTTTTAAGGTATCACCTCGAAATGAATAAAATGATTAAGTATTACTTTGGTAATATGGATGGTGGTAGTGTAGGGAAACGCTGGACAGAGAAAGACCTCGTAACTCCAAAGGGTGATAGAATCATTGCCAAGGGTACAAGTCAAAGGCTCAGGGGACGTGCTGAGGTGGATGTTCGTTATACTGGTATCATTTTAGATGACTTCGAATCAGAATTAAATACCAAGACACCCGAAAGACGTAATGAGATTAAACGCTGGGTAGTATCTACGATATATCCAGCACTAGAGGAATCACCGGGTAGAGAGGGTTGGATATGGCTTGCAGGTACGATTGTACACTTTGATAGCTTTTTACAAATGACCTACGATGGATACAAGCAGGCTAAGAAAGATGCTAGGTTCTATCCTTGGGATGTATACTTTCATAGTGCAATAGAAGATGGTCAGTCGATTTGGCCGCAGCAATTTCCTTTGACTAAGCTTAATGCAAAGAAACAAGAGTTCATAGAAGCGGGTCTTGTCAATAAGTTTGCTCAGGAGTACATGAATGATGCTAGAGATATTACCAATGCTTCGTTCAAGATAGATAGAATACAGCATTATTCAGGTGAGCGTAAGTATATCAACGGTTTTAATTACCTTGTAGAGCATGACGAGATGATACCGATAAATATTTACATTGGAGTTGACCTCGCAGCCACAGCTTCAGATACCTCTGACTATCAGGTAATAATGGTCATGGGTATAGATGCACGTAAGAATAGATATATTCTTGAATACTTTAGGGAGAGGATACCAACCTTTGACGTACCGAAGCATATCATAGAGATTGCCAAAAAGTATAATCCAGTAAAACGTGTTACGATTGAGACCGTAGCAGCGCAGGAGATGGTAAGGGATATGGTAACTCGTATGAGTGCAACAGAAAAAAGATTGATGCCCGGAATATTCAAAGGCGTAAAGCCACCAGCAAGAATTAAAAAGGAAGATAGGCTCGAGACCACACTGGGGCCTATCATCAATTCTAAGAAACTGTACATACGTAGAGAGATGACAGAGATTGTCGATGAGTTCTTTGAACACCCAAAGCCTCGTAACGATGACCTTATGGATGCGTTGTACTATGCAGACTACTTTGCCCGTCCACCCAAAAGCCAAGCCAGCAGTCGGGATGATTTTTCCAATGACAATCGTAAAAGAAAATCAATCCCTAAACTCAGAAAATACAACTGGTTGACGGGAGCAAGAACTAATTAAAATAATATTTGCATAATACTTTTTTATTAAGTATATTATGTAGAGTGTGAAGAATACCTTCACCGACTGTTTATAAACATAAAGCTATAAATCCACATACCATATGGCTAATACAAGTAAGGGAAGATTCCCAAGTTACGGTCTCGTAAGAGGCCCATCCCACGCAGACGGTGGGGTTCCAGCTTCGGTTGCAAACGGCCCAGACGTAGAACTCGAAGGTGGAGAATACATTATTCCAAAAGAGGCAGTACCTGATTACCTGCCCGTATTACAACAAATCACACAAGTAGGTAGAGATAGACAACAAATGCAGAATGGTAATAGCGCCATTGAT